CGGCCTTGTCTGACCAGGTCTATTGCTCCCTGCACCGTGGCGCTTACCTGCGAGAGAGCGCGCACCAACGCGGATATGACGCCAGATGGCGTGCTGCCAGGAAACGATACTTGAAGCGGCACCCGCTATGCGAAATTTGCAAGTCCAGGGGAGAGCTGATCCCCGCTATTGTCGTTGATCACATCGTGCCTCACCGCGGGGACAGGCACTTGTTCTGGGACCAAAACAACTGGCAGCCCCTGTGCAAGGACTGCCATGATAAGAAAACTGGTCTAGGAGCTTAGTATACCTGCAAATCTCAGGCTCTCATTTTGTTGATCTTGTCAATGAGCAAACTGCTAAAAACAAGAGCACCTAATGCATAGGTGGCCAGTTCAGCAATGTCTGGATGCTTTTCTGTGAAGCGCTCATAAGCTTGAACGAGAAGCTCTTTGGGGTCGATCGCCATAAGCTGATTACTTTCCATCATCGATTTCTTCCTCCTTTCCAAATTCGCTTTTGGCTCCATGAATAACAGCATCGGTGGCTTTAGCATAAATCCTTAGAGCATTGACAAGACCATGCATCCGCCGCCAGTTGGGGTTGTCTTCCTTTACTTGTTGGACTTCACCATCCATTAACTTGTACCACGAAGTCTCCAACACAGTAACCAAAGCGATGAGATGAAAGAATCCCGGACGCTTCCCCTCGGGGTTCTCCCAATCAATGATGGTTTGGCGCCTTACGCCAACCCTCCTAGCCACTTCCTCTTGGGTCATTTGCTTGGCTTTTCTTAATACCCGCAGATTCTCTGCAAAACCCATGCCAATACCTCCTGCTGATTACATCTTGATTCTACGAGTATTATGGCACTAGTCAACCCTTTCTATGTACGCCAATGCGCACATTTATAGTCCGCTCAGGACGACGTGTTGCAAGAAATCAGCTCTGATCATCGTAGCCCTCCTGATCATGATGGTTATCCTGATCATCCTGGTCAACCTAGCCATCTTGGTCAGCATGGTCATCATGATCGTCCTGATCATCCTGCGGATCAAGTTTACCTTCCTGGTAAATTGCTTGTTGACAGTCTGGGCACCACGTGTTACGATTTGTTTACCGATGAGGTAAACGAGGTGAGTGGTTGGAGATCATCTACAAGACCAGGAAGATCCAGCGGATATGCGAAGATGCCAGTGTTGCAACCAGAACTCATGGGGAAAGAATGGCGTTGATCATTCACCAGCGTGTTGATGAACTTAGTGCTGCACCGACCGTTGAAATGCTTGTCCAATATCGCATTGGCGGCTGTCACCCGCTCACAGGAAATCGCGCCGGTCAGTATGGCATGAGCCTTGTACACCCCTACCGCCTGGTCTTTGAAAAGGTCACAGAAAACGCGGTCGAAGTGCGGATACTAGAGATTGTTGACTATCATTGAGATTGAACGATTGTCTTATGTAAGAATTGCTTAGGAGAGATGGAGGAAAAGATGAGAAGCCGCACCATTGTTGCAACCCCACCGGGAGCGACAATTCGCGAACAGCTTCAGTTGCGCGGGATGAGTCAAAAGGAGTTCGCCCAGAGGATGGACCTGACTCAGAAGCATACTAGCCATGTGATCAATGGCGAGGTCGCCATTACGCCGGCAGTGGCATTGAAGCTGGAATCCGTGCTTGGGGTGCCCGCAGAGTACTGGATGAACTTGGAGTCGATTTACCGTGCAAAACTGCTTCGTGCTCAGGAAGAGGAGCAAATGGATGGTGAATGCGCGCTGTTAAAGCTACTTCCGTACAAGGAGTTGTCAAAGCTGGGATGGATTGAAGACGCCAAGGACATGATACAACGTGTCATCAACCTGCGGCAGTTTTTCGAAGTTTCCAGTCTTACCTTGCTTGATAATGCCAGAATACCGGGCATTGCGTATAGAATGCTAACTGCCAAAGAGAATGTCGACTATAAGCTGGTAGCCTGGTCACAGAAAGCCAAACTTGAAGCCCGCAAGGCCAGTACCAAGCGGATTAATCTACAGATGCTGGAAAGCATCCTGCCTCAATTGCGGTTGATGACTTTACAAACGCCGGATGCCTTCTTCCCGGTGTTGAAGGAAAGCCTGGCCAATTGTGGCATAGCACTGGTTGTTCTCCCACACATTGGTGGATCTTTCTTGCACGGCGCCACCTTTTATGACGGAGACAAGATTGTACTTGGTGTAACGATTCGCGGGAAAGATGCAGATAAGTTCTGGTTTAGCCTGTTCCACGAAATCGGTCATGTCCTCAAGGGGCATATCGGTCAACCAGAGGCTGCCGGTAATGAAGATACCGCGGATCACTTTGCAGCAGATGCCTTAATCAACCCCGCTCATTATGCAGCATTTATCCGCCGTGGGGAGTATTCTAGAGAAGCTATTCAAGAGTTTGCCCAAATGGCCAAGATAGACCGGGGCATTGTGGTCGGTCGATTGCAAAAAGATAAGCGAATTGAACATAGCCAGCTCAATGACCTAAAGACCAAGTACCAAGCCAACCTTGTAAACTAAACATGTAGTCTTTCCAATCTACAATTCAGCACTCGCCAATACAGCGGGTGCTTTTTTATTGGAGGTGGTTCTATCAGGATCTTGAGCATCTTCCGTTCCCGAGACAAGCCCCAGAATGCCGTGAGCGCTGCTCCGGCTTTTTTCTTTGGTTCAAGCGTTGCCGGGAAGTCGGTCACAGCGCGCACGGCCATCCAGGTCTCAGCAGTCTATGCCTGTGTGCGAGTGATCGCGGAGACCGTGGCCAGCCTACCACTGAACCTGTACCAGGAGACAGAGGAGGGCAGCCAGAAAGCCTTCAAGCACCCGCTCTACCGCCTGTTGCATGATGAGCCCAACCCTGAGATGACCTCTTTTGTGCTGCGGGAGACGATGCTCTCTCACCTCCTGCTCTGGGGGAACGCTTACTGCCAGGTCATCCGCAACGGCCGCGGACAGGTGACAGCGCTGTACCCCCTGCTCCCAGACCGCATGACCGTTGACCGGGACGAGCAGGGGAACTTGAGCTATGCCTACACCAGCGCCACAGGCAAGGTGGTCACAGTACCACCCACCAGCATCCTGCACATCCCGGGGATGGGCTTTGACGGCGTCATGGGCTATAGCCCTGTCGCCCTGGAGCGCAACGCCATTGGCCTGGGCATGGCAGCAGAGGAGTATGGCAGCCGCTTCTTCTCCAATGGCGCGACACCCTCCGGTGTGCTCACCCACCCCAATACGGTCAAGAACCCAGGCGCCCTTCGCCAGAGCTGGAACGCTGCCTATGGCGGTTCCTCAAACTCCGGCCGTGTCGCGATCCTGGAAGAGGGCATGAAGTTTGAGCGCATTTCCATGCCCAACAACGAGGCGCAGTTCCTGGAGACCCGGAAGTTTCAGGTCTCAGAAATCTGTCGCATCTTTCGCGTGCCCCCGCACCTGGTGGGTGACCTGGAGCACGCTACCTTCTCCAACATCGAGCACCAGTCGATCTCCTTTGGCATGCACACCATTCGCCCTTGGCTGGTTCGCATTGAGCAAAGCATGAACCGCGCCTTGCTCTCCGAGAGCGAGAAGAGCCACTACTATGTGCGCTTCAACATGGACGGCCTGTTGCGCGGTGCCTACAAGGAGCGCATGGAAGGCTATGCGATTGCCCGCCAGAACGGCTGGATGAGCGCAAACGACATCCGGGAACTGGAAAGCATGAACCCCATCCCCGACACAGAGGGCGGCAACGCCTACCTGGTCAACGGCAACATGATCCCCATTACAAGCGCCATGGCGCAAGCGGAGGAAAACAACAGTGAACAAGTTCTGGAACTGGGTTCGAAACGAAGATGAAACCCGCACCCTGCACCTGGAGGGCGTGATCTCAGAAACCAGCTGGTTTGATGACGAGGTCACGCCTGCTGCTTTCAAGGCAGACCTCATGGCCCAGAAGGGTCCCATCACCGTCTGGATTAACTCCCCTGGTGGGGACTGTGTGGCGGCCGCACAGATTTACAACATGCTCATGGACTACCCGGATGATGTCACCGTCAAGGTAGACGGCCTGGCCGCCTCTGCAGCCTCGGTCATCGCCATGGCCGGCAGCCGTGTGCTCATGTCTCCTGCCAGCCTGATGATGATCCACAACCCCCTGACCTTTGCCATGGGCGACAGCGAGGAAATGAAGAAGGCCATGCACCTGTTGGATGAGGTCAAGGAGAGCATCATCAACGCCTATGAGATCAAGACGGGCATGAAGCGCGAGCGCCTCTCCCAGCTCATGGACGCTGAGACCTGGATGAACGCGAACAAGGCCCGGGAGTATGGCTTCTGTGATGAGATCATGTTCCTGCCACAGAGCGACCAGAAACACAGCCCTGAGGCCTTTGTGTATTCCAGGCGTGCTGTCACCAACTCCCTGCTCACCAAGCTGCTGGCCCGCGGCCTCTACAACGGACCACAGCCCTCTCCAAGCCCTGAACCCAAGCAACCAGTGGTCCCTGAGCCACTCCCCCAACCTGAGCCCCGGATCAAAGCGGCAGACCTTGAAAAAAGGCTGTCGCTTTTAAAGTAAGGAGGAAACCATGAATCAAATCGTTACCCTGCGCGAGAAGCGTGCCCAGGCCTGGGATGCCGCCAAGGCCTTCCTGGAAGCCAAGCGCCTGCCGGATGGCACCATTGCCGCTGAGGACGCGCTGACCTATGAAAAGATGGAAAAGACCGTGGAGGACCTGGGCCGCGAGGTCAACCGCCTGGAGCGCCAGGCCGTCATTGACCTGGAGATGAACACGCCCACCTCCACGCCCGTGCTCAACCAGCCGGGGACCCAGGAGCCTGCTGCCAAGACGGGCCGCGCCACTGAGGCCTACAAGACCGCGTTCTGGCGGGTGATGCGGCAGAAGGCCGTGCCGCACGAGGTCTTCAACGCCCTGCAGATTGGCACTGAGAGCGAGGGCGGTTACCTGGTCCCAGACGAGTATGAGTGCACCCTGATTGACCGCCTGGAGGATCTGAGCATCTTCCGGCAGTTGGCACATGTCATCCGCACAGACTCCGGCAACCGCCTCATCCCGGTGGTCGCCAGCAAGGGCACCGCATCCTGGATAGGTGAGGGTGTCCAGTACCCGGAGAGCGACGACTCCTTTGGCCAGGTGACCATTGGCGCGCACAAGCTGGTCACCAC